AGCCTGCATTTATATACTCTACTAAGAATCTAGCCTTAGAAGCATTTCCTGTTATGTTATTAACTTTTTCCCAAATTTTCATTTTATTTCTCTATATACGGGTCAGGGATGCAAATAGAAAGGAGGCGAACGAATTCACACCCCTTCACCGCATACTTTTGTTGGATTTTAACTCCAAACAGCGTGTGATTCGGGCATTTGCCATTCGAAACCAGCTTCTGTAAGAATCATATCAACACGTTTGTCAGTACCAGTGTTCTCTAGTGACTGTACTCCAACATAAATCGAGGTGTCCCGATTAACGCCGTTTCCGACTAGAGGACGATACTTAACGTTCCCCATGTTAATACCAAGAATCTTAACTGAGCTCCTATCGAGAGCAATATTCCTGACCACATTCATATCACCTAAAGGTGTACTGATTTTCGTCATGTCAAGTCCAAGTACCTTTTTTCTGCCAGTAATCGCTAAATCTGCGCTAAATAACTGACTATTTTCGTCTGTGCCAGCTACTTGTCCAATCGCAAGATTATTCTTAAAGTATCCACCTAGCTTATGAAGCCAGTTGTATACTTGCGTATTACAAAAATACACAGTTGCTTTTGAACTATTATAACGCGGGTCAATGTATGAACTCATGTCATCCATAAAACTGTCAACAGTCTTACTTGTGGACCATGAGAATACATTACCGTAGTTAGATATATAGTCAACTGCGCCTTGTGTATAGTTGATTTCAGCAGAAGAGTCGGTATACTGTGAGCCAAACAAACCTGTTTGTTCGATTTCCCACTTATGCTCAATTAACTTGTCTCTCCAAACACGAGCCCATTCATTGGGTTCATATTTAAGAACAGTTGCACGAGCAGTATTAGTCATACCAAATTCAGACCTAAAAATCTGAGTTTGTCCATAACCAGTACTGTAAGGGTTATCTTTCCAGGTTTTTCCCATTAATGAAGAACCTTCTTCGTAAGCATTACCTACAACATAAGACCTCATTGATTCAAGACTAACTCCTAGCTTTCCGCCAGAAACGTCTTTATCATAGACTTGTGTTTTAGGTTTATCACCTACATAAGAACATAATTCTCCACTAGCAGCTTTAATCACTGTTCCTGTTACCAATTTGCATATCATTATACTTTCGTCGACTGCAGAAGCTTTATCAACTTCAGCAGCAGTAACTGCTGTAATCTGAATTAATGCATAACCACTAACAACTCCAGATGTCGCTCCACCTTGTGCGGTAGAGGACAAATTAACCTGAAGAATCTGGTTAGGTAATAGGAATTCGGGGGCTGTACCTGCTGCACCAACTGCAATAGCTCCAGTGGATTGACCAAAAATATTCTGAATATTTCCAGCCGATTCATAATCTGTAGCCATATACAATTTCACAGTATCGCCAGTCGCGATGGCTTCGTTAGCTGCTCCACTTGCTGAGTCATTGAAATTACGGAATGCAGCGTTCGCAAAAGAATCTGCGCTTCCAGTAATTACTTGACCAACAACATAAGCATAACGTTTCATCCACGATTGACGTTTTTCGGTAAACTTAAACGACGGGTCATCAGTAGGTTTTTTAGCAACTTTGGAAACCAAGCGAAAAAATGGTGTTTGGTCTAAAGCCAACTCACTAAACCTTTCGGCAAAGTTCCATTTCCTCCGAAGGTCACCTGTGCTAAGTGCTGAACCAGCGAATGGTCCTGAGCCTCCCTCTGTCAGTCCCGAACTATGTTTTAAATATAGTGGGTGATTGACAGGATAGGCTGCATCTGATTGTGCCATAGTTTATCTCCTATGTGTGTCTACTATGGCGGCTATTCGACCTAGTTAGCCAAGTAGACGGGTTAAGTTCTCGCCGCCTAATAACTGGTCAAACACTGAATCTTCTGGGGATTGGTCTTCTTGGGGTGCTCCGCCTGTCGAAGCAAGGGACTGAGGTCGAGCCTGAGTACTCCTTACTTGATTGGCTACTTCTTGTTGAGCATTGCGATGTATATTCTTATCTCTGCTCTGCCTGTTCTTTAGATAATAAATGTCGTCTAAATCGAGCTTTTTCTCTTTGGCAAAAGACACTAAGTCTTCCCATTGATTCTGGTCCATCTCGTGCCTTGACCTGAAATCGCTCTCACTAGCTAATTGTTGATTTTCGGATTGTTGTTTTCTAGAATAGTCTGACAACCTTCTTTGGACCAACCCATCTATTGTCGCATTTAGAACTCTAGCAGAATCAGATTTAGGATTATCAAAGGCATCATTACCGTCAAAAATAAAATCCTCATCTATTTTCAGTTGTTCTTTCATACTATTAGGGGCGTTTCCACCACCCTCAAAGTAATTCCTCACATGAGTAATTAAATTGGGGTCTTCTTTCATTGCGTCTAGGATAGGTAGATACGGTTCCAATTCGGACAAGCGACCATTGAGACGCTTCGCTTCCCTACTTGATGCCGAGTACCTTTGCTGTAGATTTTCCGCATCTGTGTTATTAGATGTGTTAATCTCAGCTCCTTCCGCAGGGCTCGAACTTCTGTTGTTATCCAGTGGTTCTTCGGAGGTTGTCTGCGTTTGGTTGTCGTCAAAGATTGCACCATTTGTCTGTTGGTCTAAAGCATCAAAAAATGCTTGGGACTCAGGACTGGTTCCAACTTGACTATCTTCTAAATTCATAACGTCCACATCAGGGGACTCAGATTGAGTGTTACCTGTTTGTGTTTCTGCCATTACTTGCTCCTTTTCTTTAATTTAATTCTTTTCATCTGTTATAATCAATAATATTATTTAGTTTCTGCACTATTTTTTGTTTCATCTTTTGCCTTATCAATTTCTCTGCGCATATCCTTTTTAAAGTTATCGAATTCATTCTGCATCATTCCACGAAGTAGTTTTTGCTGAGCTTCAGTTTGTAATACATCTTTACGAACCTCTACTCCACCTTCTTGTACTTTTGCCTTAATACCAGCCTGTACTAATTGACGCTCTAATGTCTCAACGGTTCCTTCTTTATCTTTCAAAGCTTCTTCCATCTGAGCAACTTGTGACTGTAACTGAGAATATAAAGACTTTCTTTTTATAATATTCTTCTTACCCCTAACATCAGTTTCAGCTATCATAGCAATATCATCAATCAAACCTGCCTGGAACCATCTAAAGTATTCTTCTAATAATGCCCATCTATTAAGAGGCATTGAGGAACCAGCAATTACTCTAACATCAAACTTAGCAGTTTCATAATCCATCCATCTTCCTATGGCTTCTCCATAATCATTATAGATTGGAATGTTAATTTCTACATCTTTCTCTTGAGCTGCATCTATTGATTGCCCAGCTTCTGGTTGTACTAACCTAAATACTTTATTAACCGTATATGCTCTTTGAGCAACATCCTTGAAAACTCTACCCAAATGCTCTAAACATGGTTCAACAATATTAGTCATCCATGCTTTAATTCTTCTTGTGCCATATTCGTCATTAGCAAGCAAACCCCTGTAAGTTTCAGGTTGTTCCTTTGTATTTCCCATCATTGATGAATAAATACCACTAATATATTCCATATCCTGCTTACCTTCTTGTGTAATAGTATAAAAGGCATTATTTATAGCAGCTGGTTGGACAGGAGTTGGAGCTTCAAATCCTTGACGATATTTTAAAAGAGCTCCAGCTGATGATGAATATTGTTCCCATTCTTCCTCAGGGATAGAACCCTCTTGATAAATCCATCTTAAATTAGAAGCTAAATTAGCATTATGTATCATAATCTGATGAGCTTTATTAACTTCTTGTTGTTTTCCTATAAGTGGAACAACTGCCGACATAGCATATGGGGTTCCAGTATACATATATGGGAATGGTATTATAGGATATTCTGGAATAGGCAAAGTATATTCATACAAAAATGTATCTTCACCAACACTGCAAGTTAATTCAATCCTTACTTGATGAAATTTGTTAGCCTCAATTACTTGCCCAGCTACTTTCTTGTTTTCCATTAATATCTTATACTCTTGTTCACTGACTATCTTAGTTTCTGTCCGTGAAGCCGCCTCCTGCATTTGAGACATTAATTGCATTTCCATTTGTTGAATTGCTTCTTGAGCATCCTTAGAAGACTTTTGTTTTTCAAGGTCAGCCCTCTCTGGTATCATTTCTCCTCTTTGGACTGCCTCATCAAGCTCAGTGCTTTTTTCTTGTAACTGAACCTGCATTTCTGCCTGAAATTCAGCTAATTGTTCCTGAACATCTGCCTTGATTTGTTCCATCTCTTTTTTAGTTGGAGGAACAAGCATTAATAAATTGTAAAACGGAACTCTTATTTTTTTATAGCACTCATAAAATGGTAATATCTCATCATCTTCTCCAGAGGATGTATATGTACTGTCAACATCTTCTGCTATTATACTGTCCCTGTCACCAAAATCGGTTCTAGACCAACTTATAGTATCGGGACTGCCAGCGGCTTTATCTATTTTAGCCTTATAGTCAGGAAGTAATAATTTTAATTGTGTTTTAGAGAGATTCTTCCGAATCATTATAAAAGAAGCATCCCTAAAGAGAAAATCTCTACTCAAAGGGTCTACAAAGACATCAAAAGGCTCTACTCTCTTAAAAGTAACCTCACCCTTACCCATATCGGCATTTTGGTCAACATCCAACATAAAATAGCCAATACCCTTAGTTAAACTATCTAGGATGACACTACTATAAATAGATTTACCATTAGATAGATACCAGCAGTATTCTGCAACATCTGAGTGAACTTGAGCAACGTCAGTATCACTGCCTTCAGCCCCAACTGCTTTCCACTTAGGACTGTTGGCAGTAACGAAATATTTCATAATTTCAATAATAGGAGTTATCCTATTAATAATAAAACTAGGCATACCTGAATCGTTTAGGGAATCTTTTTCTTCTGTCGTTAGCTGTTCATTCAAATAAAAATCATATCCCTGTTGAGATACAGTTTGCCATTTATTTCTCTGAGCAGTATTTGACCTTCCCCAAAGTATATGGTTTTCATTAGCTTTTATTTTATTACTTTTTCTTGCCATTATTGTTTTACAGCCCTCCTAAACCATCCAAACCAATATTTTTCCATCTTTTTGCTTTTTAATACTATTTTAGCAAATCTTAAGACTCTATAGGCTCTTAACCTATCAGGTTCTAATCCTTTAGAACACTTAATCGTATTAGGTCCTATTCTACCATCTTCGACTAACTTATTAGCCTTTTTACCGTTCACAGCCTGCTGAAGAACTCTACATGCTCCTCTAATACCAAAGTTAACACACATATCGAAGTATATACCTTGAATATTGATAGGAAGCTTATCACATTTCCCTTTTAACCAATAATCCTTATAATATATCTCTTTAGCATCATCAACAGTTAAATTTTTAATATCAACATCAGGATACTGACGCTTACTTATACCAAAATTAGTTTCACCCCCGGGGTCAACCTTGTCGTTACTGTATCCTCCTTCGTGAGCAAATACATCTTTTATTATTTTATCAAACATCATGCAACAATCCAGTGTTTTGATTGGCGTTGGGGCTTATACCATCGTTTTTCTTTATTTTGCGAGTAATTCGGCGGAAAAGAATGCACGTTTGCGTAATAAAGACTTTCAATAGTGTCATCATGAGCCATTCTTGGTCCAAAAGTAACGATTTCGTTAGTTAAATCAAACATATTTGACCTTATATGTACTGTACCCATGCTGAATCTACCACTTAATCCGCTATATATTCTATTTCTTTTGTTTGTTCCACCGGGTTTCTT